CGTAGTGGCAAAATCCAAAGGCCCCAACAAGAGGGAAATTATCTTTCGTTTGGTAGAAGTGCCAGACAAAGGCAGAAGACCATTCTTCGCTAGAGAAATGAAGATGCTTAACGATCTTTGTGATCGTTACTCACAAGATTTTATGGCGATAGTTTCTTTCGATAAAAAGTTTGAGTCTCTAGCTTATATTGTTAGCGATAAGCTGAAAGAAACTATGGACACAAAATTCAGAGCTTTCAATTTTAAGGTAGACTTGTCTAAATATGAGCGCTACAATTTGGGCGATAAATCAGGGCAAGATAGAAATGTGCCTCGGACAACTAAAACAATAAAAGATTTCTTAAATGACTGACCAAACACGTAAACCTGAAGATATTCTTGGCTCTTACTTAAAAGAAAGTAAGAAGGATCATTACAATTTTGAAGAAACTGTAGATTACAAAGTCAGTAGTGGCTCTTTACAGTTTGATGCTTGCATGGGAGGAGGGTTTTCCCCTGGATTACATCGGTTCACAGGAATCAATGAGGGAGGTAAAACTTCTGAGGCTCTTGAAGTTATGAAAAACTTTTTAGCTAAGATACCTAAGTCCAGAGGTTTTTACATTAAAGCAGAGGGAAGATTGGGTCCAGAGATGAGAGAAAGATCTGGTGTCGAATTCGCTTTTAACCAAGAAGACTGGGCTGATGGAACATGCTTTGTTTATGAAACAAATATTTATGAGGCAGCTATGGGCTTAGTGAAAGAGTTCATCACTAATAATGAAGAAGGACACAAGTATTGTTTTATTATAGACTCTGTAGATGGTTTGATTAGGAGAGATGACTCCGTAAAAAGTTTTGAAGATGCGACAAAAGTTGCAGGTGGTGCAGTTGTTGCTTCTGATTTCTGTAAGAAAACTAGCATAGCTCTTGGAAAGCGCGGTCACATGGCTATTTTTATTAGTCAAGTTCGTGCCGACATAAAAATAGACCCATACTCAAAAGCTCCTGTGCGGCAAACTACTGCTACAGGAGGAAACGCTTTGCTTCATTTCGCCAATAGTATTATTGAGTTTGAGCCTAGATTTAGAGGCGACTTAATTACACAAGATCCGTCTAAAAAACAAATAGACGAAAAGAAGAATCCAATAATCGGGCATAACGCGAAAGTGACCATCAAAAAATCACCTAACGAAAAAACTAACAGCACTATTTCTTATCCAATCCGTTACGGAAGAACAGGCGGTAATTCTATTTGGAAAGAAAAAGAAATAGTTAGTATGTTATATGGCTGGGATTTTATAAAACAAAAAGGTGCTTGGCTTTACAGATCCGAAGACTTTG